TGTCCACTCTGATGTTGAGGGACCACCTGCATCCAAACCTACACCCAATGGGCTGTTGAATGATCCGCCTTCATAGAACTGAGATACGATAAATCCTGTTCCATCAATTGCAGTATCGTGAATGTGTTGTGGTAAGTTATTTGTATCATCAATAGTTGCCTGGGTATACCATGCTCCATTGTAATAAAAGTTTACCCTGTTTGTTAGAGTGTCTAACCACTGTGTTCCATTAGTTGGTGAAGAAGGAGCAGTTGAGCCTACAGCCATAGATCCTGTTAAAGAATCAACATACTCCTTAGTTGTTGCATGTGAAGCAAGAGTTGGTGCTCCTACTGTTACTGCATCTCCGAATGTACCGCCGTTAGTTACGACTAATCCATTCTTGACCTTGAAGTCTTTATCGACTGTTGTCATTTACTACTCCTTCTTCCAACTATTTTTTATTTTTATTACGCAAGCAATGTTCCAACAACTGTAACTGTTGAAGTGTTGTTAACTGTAGTTACCTGAAGTTGTACATCGTTGCCTGAGATTACTGCTGAAACTGATGATGCTGAACCATTTGTTCCAACAATTCCGTACTCTGTGATTGCAATGTTGTCATTTGCAGCAAGAGTTAGAAGTACCTTTGAGATTTCTGTGTGATCTCCATAAGCAACCTTTACAAGGAACTCTGCTGAACGGTAGTCAGCCTTAGCCCATGAGTATGCTGTTGCAATTCCTGCTACTGGAACTACTGTTGTTCCTGCAACATTCTTAGCAACTGAGTTAATCTCAACTGCTGTGAAGTTTGGAACAACTGCTTCAAGAGCATCTACTGCTCTTTCATCTGTGAAGTATAGGTTTGTTGATCCCTCTTCAAGATCGTCAGTATCAGAATCTGCTACACCGTTTTCTGCGGTAATAGTAAGTCCTGCACCTGTACCTGTGATTGTAATGTTTGTAAGTGAAGCACCAGTCAAAAGACTTGCTGCTGAAGACTTAGCACGAGAATCTGTGAAGTAAAGGTTTGTTGCACCCTCTTCAATATCATCTGTGTCAAGAAGGTCAATCTGATCTTCAATTGTTCCACCAACAGCGTCAATTGCTCGTTGGTTTGTGAAGTATAGGTTTGTTCCTTCTGCTACATTTGTTGTGCTTAGGTTATCGATACGAGTATTTGTTGCATCATCAAGACCATCTGCATAAGTCTTTGCATCTGCCTCTGCTGTGTCAGCATATGACTGGTAAGCAGTTGTAATTGCTGTCTCACGATTGTCTGTGTAAGCCTTAGCGTCTACTTCTGCCTGGTCTGCGTATGCCTTTAGTGATGTATCAAGATCTGAGATCTCTGTGTCAACATAAAGTTTGTTTGCTGCATCTCCGTTAGATGTTGGCGCTGCAAGGCTTGTTACCTTGCTTGTTCCACCAAAGTCAAGGTTTCCAGTCATGCTGTCGCCAGACTTGGCTACCTTCTCACCAATTAATGTTCCAACTGATGTTGAAAAGTCTTCATCATTATCAATTGCTGCAGCCAACTCATTGAGTGTATCAAGAAGTTCTGGTGCGCCATTAACAAGTGATGAGATTGCATCATCTACGTATGCCTTAGTTGCTGAATCTTGATCTGCAGTTGGATCTGCAAGTCCAGATACCTTGTATCCACCAGCAGCAAGATCGCTACCAAGTGTCTTGTTAGAAAGTGTCTGTGCATCTGTTGTACCAACAACATTACCAGTTACTCCATGAACTCCAGATGTTGCTTCTGTGTGGTCATCAAGGTTATCTTGAACTGCTGAAGCAGATCCTGCTGCATCATAGTTAGCGGCTAATCCATTTGCATGATCGATTGCTGCTTGCTCTGCAAGACCAATTTCTGTGCTTGTCTTGTATGCTGACCAAACTTCTGTTGAAAGGTTTGATCCATCATCAATTAAGTCATCTGCGTAGTCCTTCGCATTTTGCTCTGCTGTTGCAGCAGCACCGTTTGCATCGTACCAAGCATCAACTGTGTCACGATCTACAACAATTTGACCACTTGTAATTTCAAGACCTGTTCCAAGGTCTGCAGAAATTGTTCCTGATGAGTATGAAATTCCATCTCCACCTGATAGGTGATCATCAATTCGTCCTGTTGTAAAGTACTTATTTGAAGTACCCTCAGTTAGGTCATCTGTGTTATGGTTTGAAATATCTGATACTTGACCAGTTACGTCACCAATTAAATCTGCTGTAATTACTCCTGCAGCAAAATCTCCATCTCCATTACGCTTTACAACTGTATTTGGTGTGTTTGCTGCTGTTGCAGTTCCGCCAATTGTACTTACGATGAAGTCAACTGAGGCTTGTGATTCTGTAAGAATGTCGTAACCATTGATTGTACCTGTTGTACCTTCAACGACGAGACCACTCTTGATTTTAAAGTCTTTATTTACTGTTGCCATTTTTTATATCTCCTTAGTTATGCCTTAAGTCCAATTCGTGCGTAACGAACTGTGACTGGCTTGATCGCAGGGTCTGGAGTGACTGTTAAGGCCACGGTATTTCCAGTGCGAGAGACATTAATGGTGCCAATATTCCCATCATTGTCGATTGTTCCGTATTCGCTGACATTTACGTTTGTACCGTCAACGAGAATTGTTAGTTCGGTTGCATAGAACTTGTTGTCTCCTGCAGAGGTCTTTGATATTGAAACAATATACTTGACCATTCGCCAAACTGTAGCGTCAAAGTTATCAATAACAGTTACGTTCTCAATACCAGTGATTGTATTTTCATTGTTACCTGCAGAGCCAAGGTCTGTTGCCTGGGCTGAAGCGGTATCAATTAAGTCTTCATAATTTTCTTGAGTAGGTCTATCTCCAGTTTGGAATAGACTTTTAACTGCTGGAATCGATACTTTGGCCATGTGGTAATTATAACACCCCTTTTAATAATACTATTAGAGAATGTAGTTGCTATAACCAATAACTTGAAGAGGGATTGCTGGAGTATTTCCCAAACCAATAGCCACAATTTGAATGGCTGAAAACTTTACCCTAAAAGGAAGTATGTCTGTGATTAAGGTGTTTCTTGTTATTTCTTCTACTTGAACTACAGGATAGTCAATAGGAAAAATTCTTTTGGTTTTACCATTAAGTTCATCAAGTATTAATGCTGTTGCCATTAATCTGTTACGTCTTCAAGAATTCTTAGGCTACCCTGAGCAACCGTCCAAACTCTTGTTGGGTCGCTAACCTGAATATCAAAGATGTCTCCTGTCTGTAAGACATTAGATTCTTCTGCTGTAAGCCAAACAGTAAACTCTCCAACAAGATCATCTTCATCTGCAACTGGATGCAAAGCCATTACTGTAGTTGCATTATCAGTAATAACTCCTTTGTCTGCTGCAAGTGTTGGTCTTTTAATCTTCATAGCAATATCCCACTCAGAGCCAGGGCCCTTTAAAATTAATGGCACTTTTGCATCATCTGTTACATAAACCTTAAACCCAGAAGTATCTCCACGAACAACAGTCCAGATAACGGTTGGAGGCGGATTGCCTACATTGTATAGTGATTGAGATCCTCTTAAAGTTGCCATAATGTTATTATATCACGAGTCTTGACTCTGGCCACTCAAATTCTATACTTTTTACTGTTCCAGCATGTACGTCATTCCAGGAATAGGGGGTTCCGAACTCATCCTTTTCCATGCCAAGAAATTTAAAGTTTTCTGGAAGGTTATTCTGATTTCTTATTCTATGAATGTATCCTGTAAATGTGCTTCCAAATGTGCCAGCAAAATCTTTTGATTTTGCCATGATTAAAGCACACACTGCTCCATAGGCAATTTCTGAGTGAATTGGCAAAGACATAAACTCTTTGCTAAAGTTGTCAACTATAATGTCATCAAGAAACTTAATATTTTTATTTTTAAACATTTTATGATTTATATCATCAGTTAAAACAATTATTGGACTGTTGTCAAATTTAGATATTTGATCTGAAATCATGTCTTCTTTAGTTCTAAATACTGGCTGGTGGTCAGTAAGTCTTACGTGAATTCCATTAAACTCTCCTAAATAGTTAGAAACTAAATCTGCAAACTCCAAATATTCTTTTTTAAATTTAACTGTTGATAATTTTTCATCAAGTTCTTTTGTTCTGCCAAAAAAGAATCTAGAGTAGTGAGATATATTGTATCCACTAAGGTGAAAATCTCTATCGTCAAAAGTTAAAGGCTGCCTACCATCTGCAAAAAAACTTTCCTCATCCCCAGGAGTTACTTTATAGTAAAAATTCTGTAATGCATCTTCGAATAAAACCTCCGACTCTGAAAATTTAAAAATATTGTTTAGGTTTATAATTTCATATATTCCCGTTGAATCGTAATCAATTAAATCAAGCGGACTAGTATCGTCACGAGTAATTATCGACTCTCTTCGTCCAACATTGTCCTGTCCCCTAAGAGATGGTGTGTCTATTGCACTTTTGTTGTGATCTTTTCCATTATATAAAATTATTTCTTTACCTGTGCAGTGAGCAAGGCCTATTGCAATTTCAAGACTCATTATTCTATTAATTAGTCCAGCGTGGTGCCATCTATAAAAAATTTTACCTGGACTCAATTTGACTTTGTATCCACTTGTATGTTTTATATATACCTTGCTCCAAGGACATTGAATATGTCCAGCCAAGTTTTTCTTTTACCAAATCATTGTTAGAATTTCTACCACGTACTCCCAAAGGTCCATCTATATGTTTTCTGTTTACATTTTTCCCTTCAACTCCTGCAGCGATACTGACTAATTGATTAATTGTAACCATCTCTTCTGATCCAATATTAACTGGTCCAGTAAAGTCTGACTGCATTAGTCTTCTTGTTGCCTCTATGCATTCATCTATGTATAGGAATGAGCGGGTTTGACAACCATCCCCCCAAATCTCTACTTCTCCATTTTCGGGAGTCATAATAACTTTTCGACAAATTGCTGCTGGTGCTTTTTCTTTTCCACCATCCCATGTTCCTTCTGGCCCATAAATATTATGATATCTTGCAATGGCTACTGGAATCTTATTATTTCTGTTAAACGCTAAGAACATTCTTTCGCTAAATAGTTTTTCCCATCCATACTCACTATCTGGATCTGCGGGGTAAGCATCAGACTCTCTTAATCCTGGATTAGATGTATCTAATTGCTTATGCTCTGGATACATACATGCAGAACTTGAGTAAAAAATTTTTGTTTTATTAAAATTATATGCCTCGTTTAGTCTTGACTGTGCTCTTAAAAGATTAAGATTTATTAGTGCTGAGTTTTCCATTATTTGAGAATCATTGTCCCCAGTAAATATATACCCTGCACCACCCATATCTGCAGCAAACTGATAAATTTCATCAAACCCATCAATTAGTTTATATGGAATTTCATTATAAAAATTTCCCTGGTAGCCTTTAAACTGAATAACCTTTTCAACATTTTCGTATACAGACAAATCTCTTTCAATAAATTCATCTGCTGCTGACTCAGAAAAGTCTGGATGCTTTAAGTCAACACCACGAACCCAGTATCCTTCTGATTTTAAACGCTTTACCATGTGGCTTCCTATAAAACCACCTGCTCCTAAAACTAATGCTGTTTTTTGTGACATTATGAAAGTCCGTTCTTTAGTGCTCCCCAAGTTCCATTACCTTTTGCTTCAACAATAATGGTTCCAGATGTAGCATGCGACTTTGCTACAATGCCTACTGCTCCACCAGCATCTGATGGTTTTAAGTTGCTATTGTCTTCTGCTACTAGACCACCAAGTGCGCCAACATATAAGGTGGAGCCTGCAGAATAAGAACTTGTATTTATATTTTGCAAAACCCCTGCAACTACCACAACGCCAGCAGAAGATGGTTGTAGTGTTTGCTTAAGAAGTCCTAATATGGGTTTTGTTGTTGACGCTAATGCCTTTTTTACTTTTGTTCCCCCGTCATAACTTGAAACGTATACTGGTGTACCCTTTATCAGTTCAAAAGATTCATCATTAATAACACTAATTTGTATAATAGATAAATCTAAATTATCTAAAGTCTCGCTTACTTCTTGTGCTAAAATTGCAATATCTCCGTGTACATTTACGGGATCTGTGCTTAATGGATATGGTAATGGGAAATTTCCGCTTGTTTGTGATGACATAGTGTAATAATTATACCACCATCTAAACTTGACTTTTGCCCAAAATCCATGTTATACTAGGAAGTAACAACCCTGTAAAGGGTTTTTCGTTTCTAAGGAGGAACAGATGAACGTAACACAAGATAAACAAAAACTCATCGGAATACTCACGATTATAGTAATGTTGGCACAGGGTCTTAATGTGGCAAATGCTAGTGAACGCAATAACTTGAGTACGAAAAGCGAAGTATCTGACACTACAGCCTCGAAAGAGGTTTTTTTGGTTTCTAAGGTAAAAAGACTAGAGAGTTTTGAAAACAAGACATCTCTTACCGATAAAGAACTAAAAGAATTACTTAGCCTTGTAGGATTTAAGGGAAATGACTTAGTGGTAGCCTGGGCTATTGCTAAGAAAGAATCTAATGGAAGACCATTGGCATACAATGGAAACCATAAGACTGGGGACTCCTCTTATGGGATGTTTCAAATCAATATGATAGACAATCTTGGTCCTGATCGTAGAACCAAGTTTGATCTTGAATCAAACGCAGAACTATTTAATCCCGTGAAAAATGCAGAGATTGCATATTATATGACTAAGGGCGGTGAGGACTGGTCTTCTTGGAAGGGAATCACTCCAAGAACTAAGTCATGGATGAGTAAATTTCCTAAATAAAAATATAACAAAAAAGCCCATTTGCTTAATTGCATTTGGGCTTTTTGTTTTGTTTAAATTTTAAGGAGGGCTACATTCTCCAAATGTTTCATTCCAGGTTCCACCACATGTCTGGCACTGTGACTGGTTTAGCACTGAGTAGTCAGAGCAAAGACTATTTGGTGTAAAGGAGTATGGAAGAGGAGTAAATGTATATGTCATTGGTGTAAATGTATAGGTAGTAGGTGTAAATGTATATGTCATTGGTGTAAAGGAGTAAGGCGTTTCAGGTGTAAATGAGTATGATACAGGTGTAAATGTATATGTCATTGGTGTAAAGGAGTACGGAGTTACAGGTGTAAAGGAGTATGATACAGGTGTAAATGTATATGTCATTGGTGTAAAGGAGTACGGAGTTACAGGTGTAAAGGAGTATGGAGTGAATGAATATACTGGTGCATTTGGATCAGAACACTCTCCAAATGTTCCATTCCATGTTCCTCCACAACTAGTACATGTTTCTGAATTGGAGATTAAAGAAAAGTCGGAGCAAAGGCTGTTAGGAGTAAATGTGTATGCTACTGGAGTAAAGGTATATGTCGTTGGTGTAAACGAGTAAGGTGTAAAGGCATAGGCTGGTGTAAATGTGTAAGAAGTTGTAGGAGTAAATGTGTATGTAGCAATATAGTTATACACATCTTCTCCCACTCTTC